CAACGGACCAAGCCGTCTACGCGATCGGCTCGCTGGTCACGCCACCGTCGGGCAGCGAAGCCCAGGTGATCAAGGTTTCGGTTCGCGACGCCGGTCAGTTCAGTCATGGCTTGCAGCACGTCGAGGTCTACCTGACATGAGGTGTTCGTCGTGGGCATGACCGTGAAGCGCACCACCAATCCCGCTCTCGCTGTCGAGCTCGCTGCGGCACGTCGCCGCGGAATGATCGAGGCGGCGGACGAGATTCTCGTCATGGCTGCCGCTCGCGCACCGTTCGAGGAAGAGCCACGTCACGACGTGCATCTCCGCGATACGGGCTTCGTCCGGCTCGAGGCCGGCGCCGAAGCGGGCGATCGTGTGGCTATCGGCTTCAAGGCGTTCTGGGCTGTGTTCCAGCACGAGAACATGGCCTACAAGCACGAGCACGGCGAGGCGAAGTTCCTCGAACGCTCTCTCATTGAGGCCGAGCAGTCAGCGTTCGCGATCGTAGCCGAATCGATGCGCGCGGCAGGTATGGCGTGAGCGTCAAGTCCGACTTCGCCGCTGGCCTCGCTCAGATCCTCGACGACGAGTCGATCGCAACGTGGGATGCGTCCGGCGCCTACACATCGACTCAGGTCGGCGTGACGTTGAATGTGATTCCGGAAGCGCCTGATCAGATCGTGGCAATCACGGTCTATGACGTGACCGATCATGCCGAGTTGAACGACTCGACGTTGGGCGTGCAGATCCGTCTTCGTGGCACTCGGGACCCTCGCAGCGTCCTTGATCGCGATGACGCGATCTTCAACGTGTTTGAGGGGATGCGCGAGACGACGATCAACGGCGTCGCGCTGGTGATCATGGCCCGCCAGTCCTCACTGCCGCTCGGTCGCGACAAGAACGACCGCCACGAGCACTCATCCACCTATTACGCGCAGATCGCGCACCCGACGCGCTACCGCACCGACTAACTCAGCCTCCGAACACTCACCCCGCGCCGCCCGGTCCGGGGTCTTCGTCGTGCCAGTGGAACGGCTCGACGTCACCACAAGGAGATCCCGATGACCCTCGCAATCACAAGCTTTACACCGTCCACCGGACCCGCCACAGGTGGGACGAAGATCGTCATCACCGGCACAAGCCTCGACACCGCCGACGTGTTCCTCGTCGGTGCGATCGAGGCTGCGACCGACACGACTGCCACCAACACGGCGACGTCGTGGACGATCATCGCCCCGCCGCAGGCCGCCGCCGCAGTCAAGCTGCACGCGGTCGACTTCGGCACCGACACTGAGGTTTCGTCTTCGACGGACTTCACCTACACCGCAGTTTCGACCCCGACGCTGACCTCGACTCTGGCCCGCAAGTGGAAGTTCGACGTTGACGCGTCGTCCGGCATGGACGGCACCGACTACATCCCGGTGCGCGCTGTCCGCGACTTGCAGCCGCAGACGAGCCCGACGATGCAGGACGACACCGACTACGACGCGGACGGCTGGGGCTCGGACGTCAAGACGCTGCTGAAGTGGTCGCTGGTCTGCAAGCTCGGCCGCAAGATGGCGGCTGGCTTCACCGAGGATCCGGGTCAGGCTGTCATTCGTGCCGCCTACGACCAGTTCGGCACTGACGGTCTGGTGCGCGTCCGCTGGTACGACCGCAACGGCACTGACGAAGCCTACGAGGGCTACGCCCAGGTGCAGTGGTCCGAAGACGGCGGCGACGCGACCCAGCTCTCGATGGTGTCGGTGACCCTGACTGGTCAGGGCGCGCGGACGACGATCGTCAACCCGCTCGCATAGCTCCAATCGCGCTAGGCGGCGCGGGCCTTTGGCTGGGGTCCGCGCCGTCTACTCAGCCATTCCCAGCCAGCAGCCGAAGGAGTACAGCCAATGCTCGAAGACCTGCGCGGGTTCCTTGATGCGCCGAAGTTGACGCTGCCGATCGGCGGCAAGAACTACATCGTTGAGCCGGTCACGGCGGAGACGTGGCTGAAGCTCGTCCACTTCTCCGAACTCGTCGCGTCGAACGCCGACAAGCCAGAGGCCACGACCGATGAGATCGCGCAGATGAGTGAGATTGACCTGTTCAAACTCTGCCTCGGCACGACGTTCGACGTGCTCGCGAAGGTCGTTAACCGCAACGAGCTGCGCACCGCTGGCCTGACCGCGTTCTACTGGCAGTTGGGCCGTGAGGACGTCGCCGAGTCGATGTGGCGTCTTGAGGGAAAAGCGACGGCGCCGAAGGCGGCGCCAAAGCGTTCGACCCGGACGACTACGGCTGCGGCGAGTACGACCCGGAAACGGGCCTCTACGAGTGGTACGAGATCCCGCCCGAAATAGAGGAAGCGCAAACCCGCCCCAAGATCACGTGGGGCTCGCTGCTCGAAGAGTGGCAACTGATCGAAACCGACTTGCAGGACCGCGGCATCGACGTCCGCTCTGGTGTCCTGCGTGAACGCGACGGCTCCTGGTTGCGACTGCGTATCGCTGGCCTGTTGAGCGCTGACACCCGATTGGCCCGCAAGTTCGAGGCCGTCGCCCCATTGAACGTCCGATACCAGCAAGGGAGGTAGTCGTGCCGCTTTCAGTGGGCGAACTTGTCGGCTACCTCCGTCTCGACTCCGCATCCTTCGATCGCGGCATCCTGTCCGCTCAGCGCGAACTAGACCTGACCGCAACGTCTGCTGAGCGCATGGGCGCCGCTGTCGGCACGGGCGAGACGGCACTGATCGGCGCCGGCCGCGCTGCCAACTCCGCATCGACTGGCTCAGCGAAGCTCCGCGCCTCGCAACTGTCGCTCATCGCTGCGCAGGAGCGGTACAACACGCTGCTTGAGCAGGGTGACGCATCGACCGCAAGACTCGCGTCCGCCGAAGCGTCCCTGATTCGCGCGAATGAGCGTGTGACCGCATCATCCCCGAAGCTCGCTCCGGTCGGCGCGGGTGCCGATGCTGCAGCTGGTGGGCTTACCCGGATGCGCGGCGCCGCAGTCGGCCTCGTTGAGACGATGGCGAAGCTCGGACTGATGCTCGGCGCGTTCGAGGCTGCCCGCAAGGGGATCGAGCTCGTCAAGGGCGGCGTCGAGTTCCAGCAGCAAATGAAGGTCATCCAGACCAACGCGGGCGCATCTGCCGTTGAGGTCGACAGGATGTCCAAGGCCCTGCTCGGCTTGTCGGCTCAGGTTGCGACCGGACCCAACGAACTGGCCGTATCGCTCTATCACGTTGAGTCGAACGGGCTCCGTGGCGCGAAGGCGCTGGACGTCGTGAAGACGGCTGCGAAGGGCGCCAAGATCGGCGTTGCCAGCCTCGAAGAGGTCACCAACTCGATGACGGCGGCTGTTGCATCTGGCATTCCCGGAGTGAAGAACCTGGATCAGGCGATGGGTGCGCTCATTGCCACGGTCGGTATCGGCGACATGAAGATGAAGGACCTGAACGAGGCTCTCGGTTCGGGTCTGCTCGCCGTCGTCAAGGGCTACGGCCTCTCACTGAAGGACGTCGGCGCTGCGCTGGCCGTCTTCGGTGACAACAACATCCGTGGCGCTGACGCAGCGACGATGCTCCGCACTGCGGTGCAGGCGTTCGCGAAGCCCGCGAAGGGTGGCGCAAAGGCGCTCGAGGACATCGGCATTTCTGCCGACAAGCTCGCCACGGACATGCAGAAGGGTGGCCTGAACGCCGCCGTTCTCGACCTCGACAGTCACATGAAGGCCGCTGGCATCACGGGCAGCAAGACCGGCGAACTGTTGCTGACCGCGTTCGGCAAGAAGGCCGGACCCGGCGTGTCGGTGTTGCTCGGGCAGGTTGACCGCTTGCAGTCGAAGTATCACGAACTCGGCATCGCGTCCGAGGACTTCGGGAGCAAGTGGGAAGAGACGACGAAGACCGCCGCGTTCGCGTTCTCGCGGCTGGGTGCCGAGGCGAAGACGGGTGGCATCGAGGTTTTCCAGAAGATCCTGCCCGTGGTGACTGATGTTGCGACGTGGCTCGGGACTCGACTGCCGAATGCGATCCGCACGGTACAGGACACGCTCGGCCCGCTCGAACATGAGATCGGCGCCGTACTGGTGCCCGCATTCAAGGCGAGCGTCGTCATTCTCGGCGGCGCAATCAAGGCGCTCGGATCGCTCGGTCACGCCTTGTCTGAGCATAAGACGGTCGTGACCGTCGTTGGTACGTCGGTACTTGGCATGTGGGCGGCATGGAAGGGCTACGCGATCGCCACGACGGCAATCAAGGCCGTATCGAACGCGATTGCGGCATTGCAGACCAAGGCTGTTGTCGCTGGCCGAGCGGTTGCAGGTATCGCCACGGGCTCGACGGCAATATCGGGCGCGTCGTTGGCTCTCGGCGGCCTCGGGCTCGCTCTTGGCGTGGCTGCGTTCGCGTGGCAGAAGCATCAGGCGGCTGTCGCCAAGAACAAGCAGGAGATCAAGGATTTCACTGCGGCGATTGAGG